ATGATGTCACCTCATTGAAACCAAAATCATCATCAGCATCAGCACTGGTTGGGTTTGGTGTAACTGTAAGTCTCTGCTGTCGTGTGGGTGATTTGTCGGGCAGATCAGTATATGCATCAACCTGTACCGTCTTGATAACCTTACTAGAAGTAACCGGGCCATATAGATAAAATTTACAAGTGAAATCCATAGTATAGATGATTGCTCGTCTTGTAGTGAAGTCTCCCTGATAATCATCCTCATAAGAAATACTGTTTAGAATAACAGGGATATCTTTTTTAACACCCATATCAGCGTTATCATTCATCGTGATTGTGTAGTCTGGTTGAAAGTATGGTAGAATCTGTTCAACAATTTGTAGAGCATCATCTGACTGTTTTGCAAGAATATAAAGTTGAAAATTAACATTATAGGGAACAGGCATATATTGCGTGTCCAACTGTTGTGTTTTGGTTGTGTCACCCTTAACCTTTTTGAACTTCTGAACACGGTTTAGTTTCCTACCGGGATCGTAGGTAAGACCTGTGATTTCAAAACCAATACGAGGTAAAGTAACCGCAGCAGCTTTACTAAGGTCTGCATCATCAGCAAGACGAACAAGAAACTTCTGCCTTGGACCATATGCCAAGGGAACCTTCATAGTCTGTTGAACCTTTCCAGCATTGTCCTTACGAACTAATTGAATATTATTAAAAATTGTTCCGAAACCCACAACTACGTTGCGTACTGTTTCGTGGTAGAACTGGGTTCCCAACATTATACCGTCTCCTTTTTCTTCATAGTATATCTTTCACGCCTTCTGGCATTATATTCATCTTTCCGTAGATGGTATGTTTCTTTATGTCTTTTAGCGTCTGATAACTTTTGTTTTTGTCTACGATTTTCTCTTTGTTCTGGTGTCTCGTTGTTCTCACGATACTCTTTGTGATACTCACGCATATATGCATTACGTTGTTCTGGATTATTGTGGTAATCACCCTCACATTTACCATGAACATAATTAACAAAATGTTGTGGAATACCTTCCATCTCTTTAGCAAGTTGTTCTTTAGTTGGGTTTGATATATCACTCAAGTCAAACATTAATCTGCGCTCCCTGCATCACCAAATGGATTTGACTCACTGAAGTCCAGTACAGTATCATCCAATGTGTCAAATAACTCATTTTGAGCCGTCTTGTCTATAACTCCGTCACCTACTATATAGTCTTCCTGTATGATGTATTCATCACCACCTGTTTCGAGTAGGATACTCTCACCACCAAGTGTGGTTTCATCTTCACCGATAATGTTATCGCTATCTGTCTCATCCAACAGTAAGCCACTTTCACTAGTATCATAATCAATCCTGATCTCTTGATTGATGGTAGTTCCTGTTGCCTGTTCAAGTGTCAGCTGATAATCAGAACTTGCAATTGATAGAGAATCTTCAATTGCATCAATGTCTGTAATACCTGTATCAAGTGACTCTGAACCATAATCGAACAGGCGACAGCGCATCTTGTAAACCGGATTATTATCCAACTGGTGAAAAGGATCATCGTGATCTACAAAGTTAATCTCAAATAGTTTCTTTAGTGTTGGGTGATAAATCGCATCACCCTCTAATGGCCGGTCTGCATCTGTTGCATCAGTTTCGTTTATAATATAAAATATCTCACCCTCTAGTTTAGATGTTGAGAGTGTGCCAGATTCCAATTGAATAGAACCAGATGATGTTGAATCTGTTCCTGTTTCAATTTGTAACTGTTTAGTTTTCTCCTGAAACCTTGTCTTACTTACAACAAAGGTTGCTTCACTAAGGTTCTGCAAACCGAACTGAGACATCAGTTCTCGTTCTCCAGCATAACCCCCGCCAGCATCTTCCATATACATTTCGATAAGGGATTGTGTATTAAACTTGGATATCGCATCTTCACCAAGTACGGTGTCTTCTGCAACTAGTGTGCGGTCAAGATAATATACATCATGACCATGAATCTGAATTGCTTCTGCAACTAAGTCAGCGTATAGAGATTGCTCAGTTGCAATCGCAGATACACCACTTGTATGAAAATGTTTATTTACAGCCATGAATTATCCTCTGCAAATCTTAATATGTTTTGTGAGGTTCCCAACATTCATTTTTTTATCACAACTAGGGCACCCATAGAGTTTGCTAATACCTACCATTTTTTTCCTTATGTGTTCTTCTGTGTGTTTCGTGCCCATCTTTGCTTTACTCATCTTTCTCTTGGATTCTTCTGTGCGTTTCTTGCCCACATTCTTACCCATCATAGATATAGACCTTTTCCTTCTAACTTCTGGGTCTGCGCTTTTATTATCTCTGGTTTTCATACCTTTGATATAGTTAGTTCTTACATCATCTCTCCACATTGCTTCTTTAGTTTTTTCACTAATAGTCTTTCGAACACTGTCTCTTTCAGAAACAGACCAATGATTAAATTTTTTATTTATAGTGTTATAATATTTTACTTTAAGTTCACCATCATCTATAAACCGCAACCAATAATATTCTTCGTTTAATAAATCTTCCCTAGAAGTATATATTTTTTTCAATATTCTTCTTTTGAAATCTTCCGGTCTTCTTTTATAAGCTCTATTCATCCATTTACATGATGAAATATAACCATCATCTTCAGTTCCCCAATGACATCCTATATAATATTTATTATGCTTTCGATCTCTCCAAATATAAACAAAACCATATTTTTCCATTATTCACTCCTATAGAAAGTTAATTCATATAGTTATTTATAAAAGTAGTTCCTTTAACCTATCATATAATTCACAGGTAACTCAAACGTAAGCTGAATTTGTTCTTCCAACTTATTAATCTCTTCCTGTGCCTGTGAATAGATAGTCTCACCATTCATAGTAACACCACCAAGCATCGCAACACCACTGAACTTGGATAGGTTTGCACCCCATTGCTGTTTAATCAGGGCAGTTGCATATCTCTTTAGGAAGATGTCATCATAGATATCTATATATGTGTCTGGGTCTATTTTGCGATAACATTCTGCAATGATATAATCTTCCCCAGCAACAAAGTCATTTGTCCAATCGCCATCAATATAAAGACGATTTTGATGTTGGTTAAATCGAATTGGCGTTTCACCAACAAGGATATGTTCTAGAAGGTCAAGGTTATCCATTGCCATCTGATACTGAATGACAGAAGTAGAAGATAGGTCATATAAATCATTAAGGCGCAACTGATAACGAACATCAAACATGTTCGAACCACCACCTGTACCAGTGAACGGCCAGACCTGTATCACTGACACAACAGCAGAAGGCATTGGAATAAAATTACTACCCTCTAGGAATGTATCAGTAATAGTGATGTCTGCCGTATCTGTTCCCGTTGAGGTTATATTTGCTGTTCCCCTTGCAACATCTGCTGCGGTAATTAGATGTTTGAGATACATCTTCTCAATACCATCATAATGATATTGTGCAAAATACTGAAGAGCTTCATCAATACGATCATCTGCCTGAGCGTCTGATATGTTAATATCAATGACCCCAGAACCCAATGCTCGCAGGCAATAATCTTTGAATGTTGATTTACTTATAGGTATGGCCATAGAAGTATCCTTTTTCCTATATTTATAAGATTTGGTTTATGTAGTTCATCATCTATTGTGAGGTTTTGTTGGTAATGCTTGATAACTGGACAACTTCGGTTTCCATACTGGAAATTTCTGGTCTGCATAAGCATCATGCCTAGTGTCTGGAATACTTTCTTTTGTATAATATTTCCCATATTTTCCCTCCTTCATAATAATATCATCAAGTTCTACAGCACTAAATCCTTCTTTTTTCTTTTTATTATACCATTCCCGACATTTACATTTAGCACACTTTTCACATGAACAGTGAGAAACTAACTTTTGAAGCTCTTTCGGTATTAACTCCCACGTTTCCCATCTTCCCATAGGTTCATCTTTGCGATTCATTAACGGCCATTCAATGGGAATATCTGTGTAATCTCTAAGAATGGAATGATCTACTCTAGAATATAAATTTCCTCTTCTATAAAAATTTTCAGTTGACTCTGAACTTTTAAAATACCAATTAGAAGGACTCCAATTATATGTATTATAACCTATACATATTAAGTTTACATCGTGCATTTCTGATAACAATGCAACAGTATACCATTTTGATCTTATAGTTTCTAACATGGTATCACTAGCACGATCTTCAAACTCTGAAAAATCAAAATCAAAATCACGAACATTTTCTTTCAACCAATTACACACAATAGGATACTGTGTTACGTCTTGATCAGATGCATCTAGACGAAGTATCCTTGATATAATATCATCTGTAGTTTCAGTAAGGAGTTTATATAACAGATATGTACTATCTGAAGAAGAACTAGTTGCTGCAAAAATTTTCATAGTCTCTCCATTCATGAGGTTTGTTTCTATGGTTTGTAAAATGCACAATTTTTATATCGGGATGAAACTCTCCCCCCATATATATCCAATCGTTACCAGTTGCCTTCTCATATCGCTCAGTCATCCTGTACTGCCAAGTTTTGTTGTTTTTAAAATCAATAACCTTATCATCAGCAACCCATCTGGTAAACCACTCGTTAGGAAGTGTGATAAGTTCTAATCTTTCATTCACACTATCCTCTACAAAATATTGTTCACCATTAACAGGCCCAGTGGTTTGGCCATTCTTAATATAAAACTGTTGCCAATGATGAATATCCTTCATGAACTTGTCATAGATATATTTGCATTCCTTTGGGTAGTATTTAAAGAACCCACCATTAATCTCATAAGTGTCGGAATCATTTCTCCACCATCCCGGCATTGCAAGAAACTGTCCCGGCTTTATTGGATAGTCAAAAACCTTCTTATAATCACCCATAAGCAAAATGTCAATGTCCATCACACAGATAGGTTCATCGGTGTCCATCTGCATACCCCACATCTTGTTCCATTGCAAAGTGACAGATGGATGATATGGTTCATGAACCCAGATAAAGTTGTGTTCTGGTAACTTGTTCTCTAAGTATGTCTCATACTCTGGACCATACTTATCACCAATACGAACTGCTACGATATCCATTTGGATACCCATGCATCTATTTTTTGTTTGGTTGGTGAAGTGCCTCTATAAAAGGTTCCATTAGATGATGTCAAAACATCTCGTAATTTTTTATACGAATTGACCAATTCATCTAGAGTATAATATGCGTGTGACATGTGATAACAAAAGATATTAGTTGCGTCGAAAAATACTGTCTTACCTTGAATTTTTTCCAAAATTCTATCATAGTTTGGTGATATTAAATCCATCAACCAATACTCAATGTCATAGTCCCTTTCCATTTTTTCTTCTAATTGCCTTAAATTTTCAAAAGAACCCATACTTTTTACAGATTGTTTTGCGATAGAATCAGGAAGTACCATATCATGGTCGATCATTTTACCATAAGAGTTAATTTCTGGCAAAGACATATTCATTTCTATTATCATTTGTTTTATATCTAAATTTTCTTGACAGTAATCAAACAACACAACTTCACCGTCAAACTCTAATTGGTCTGCAAGTAGTGCAGCACGATAACCAGCTGTAGTTGAAAATATAATATCAAATTTTTCTGTAGGTAGTTCTCCAACTCTTTCTGTATTCTCTATATAAAATTGTTTTCGTATTCTCGTCATAAATCTACTAAAATAATAATCGTTCATATCTACATTGTCAAGGTCTTTCCAAAATGCAGTTTGATCATCTCTATAATATGAAAAGGATTTTCTCGATCTTTCAGCATTCGTAAAATTTGTGACAGTAGGCATCCCCTCTAGTTCTATCCATGGCGGGGTATAGTCATCATGGTAATTATCGGGGGATCGTTTAACAACAGCATATCTCTTAGACATATCAGGAGAACCGATATCCTTCCATACCGTAAGATTTAAATTGATATGTTGATGGTGAAAATATGCTTTATGTTTTGGCCTTGCCATAATATGAGCTTTGCAAAACTGATCGCTCTCTACAAAATCATAGAAGTCCGTTATTGGTGTAACTCGTTTTTCAGGCCCACCGGACACCATATCGAATACCATACCAACTGATACAATCATAGCATGGGTATGATCACACTTTAAAAGAAGATCGTGAACTTCGCTCCTATAACAAAAACGAACATCGTGGCCTGTTGATGCTCCAGTAGCACCCCCTGTAACCATAAATGTTGTAGTTTGAGTTTGTTTCTCTATTCCAAAATCCCATTTTAGTTTGTCAGGATAAACCACCAGAAACAACATATGTTTAAATTCTTTTTTAATTTTTACCTTATCTGTTTCCTTCTCCCACAATGCAACAAATTCATCAAAGCTTTTCATAATAGTTTCTCCATTCTGGAAACAAATCAGTTAAACACGTTCCACGATATTTATCTCTATCCTTTATGTCTTGTAACATACGAATCATTTGAGATTTATCATATTCAATATTTTCAAGGTATGTGATTATAGTATCTGTTTCTTTCCTATAATCACGATAATACTTCTCTAAGTATTGTTCTCTTATCTCTGGAGGAACCGAAACGATTGAATAAATTTCATTCTCACCATATACTAAATTGTCTATTGCAATTGGACAATCAGCATTATCAATTATTTCTAACATATAACCTACGTTTAAAGCATTTATTGTAGCGTGATAATTTACTATACAATTATCAAAAGATTTAAACTTTTTAACATTGTCCATAATACGATCCCACTTTGATGGAAAACGTAGATAGTTATTTTTATCTCCCCAAAATTCTATAGACACATTCATATGTATCTCTTTAAATTTTGAAATATAGTCAAATATATCCTTATCGTTAAATTTAGGAGTTACAGTTGCATTGGTTGTGATATGGACTACCACATCAGCTGGACATTTTTCCATGACCTTATAGTTATCATCAATTGCTAATGTCTCTCCACCAACAAGTTTCAGCTCTAGTAAGTTTTCTAAGTTAGGAATATTAGATTCTTTTTTAAAACGAGGATTATTATTCAATCTATGATGAATGGGTTTTCCCAATGCCAAGTTTTCTTTGGCAAGTCCAGAAGACAGTATCGATTTACACATGTTACATCTCAAATTGCAAAAATTATCTTGCGCTCTAAATTCCATAGTAAGTAATGGCGGGTTGTCTAAATTCTCTTCTAGTTCTTTTTTCTTATGTGCAAACTTACCATTGAAATTATCTAAGTGATTTTGTCTAAAACTTTTGTTTCCAGATTCCTCTTGTTTAATACACCTAGTGCAAACATTATCAATTAAAGGTCCACCACCATTTATAAATTCTTTTCGAAAGGATTTTATATCTTGACCTTCAACTTTCCTATTCCATTTATTGCTGTTAATGTGACAACAAGGTATATTCATTTCACCTGAACCAGTTATAGAGTTCATAGTATTTGTAAAGGGTTCTGGACAAAACCATTTATAATCTTCAAGTTTTTTGGTCATCAATCTCTCGCAACACATCTTTACCAAATTGTTTGACCAACGACCTCTTCATAAGTTCTTCACGTTCCTTATTGAAACCCCCATGCATAATAAAGTGAAACCTATTCTCATTTGAGCTGTTTAATGCTTCGTGCTGCACACCATTATCAAACCAGAAACCCGTGCAGTTCTCAAAAGGCAACTCTTCCTTTGTGTCTGTTCGTCTCAGATAACAATTTTCAGGTTGATAGAACGCAAGATTGATTGCACCAGAAATGTTTCTTGTTCTACCTTCTCTGTCTCTTTTTTCATTGGAGTCATTATGATCTACAATAGCGCCGCCCGGTTCCAATAACATAAACCGCAAACGTCTATAGGACTTGTGGGGGAAATCCTCTAACCACCTCTTAGTCTCTGGGGCAACTTCTGCAATCTCTGTCCACCCCCAATCAACATTATCCTCAGACAGACCATGCCCGCTTGGATTTTTTGTATGAAACCATCCTAATGATGGGTCAGAACCTTTCTCCACAAAACTGTGAATAGATGCTGACCTCCAACCGTCGCCGTCACCATATCTGTGATCAACAAAGAAACCTTCGTCATATACTGCCTGTGCTTCCTTCATGCAAACTTCTGGAATCTCTATATCAATCTTTAAATACCAGACATCATGATCCCGGCACCACTCTACGATGTTCATCGTCCTATCACCATAAACCTGTTCATACCATTGTCCAATTTTAGTGTGCCAGAATACATAATATCAACAATCTCTGCCTGATCCGCTAATTCCTCTGGGCCACTAACACAATTTATATGATCATCCCATTGTTCATCATCGGTTGACTGTAACACATATATATGATTATTAGACTTGTTTAGTTTACGAAACCTTGACATGGGGAACATATGTTCGCATGATGCGTTAATAACTAAATCAAAATGACCATATTTTAGAGGTTCAAACATAACGTCATGCAAATAACACTTGTATAATGCTTTTGTCTCAGAGTCTTGATCTTTATATCTCTTATTAAATTTATAGGTAAGAGTTTTAACATCAGGATCAATTTCTAGGTTAAGTATATATTTTACTCCAAGTTCATCAATCAAAAGTGGTGTGATGAAGTTTGCATACCAACCAGCAAGAAGAGCTACCCTCTCAGCCCTGATACCAAGATTTACGATTTCTGAAACTAACCATAACTTACTTTGCAACTGGGACGCTGTTGATGCATCTCGAATTCTTTTGATACAGTGATTATATTCATCGTGATGTACTAGAGAAAGAACAGACTTCCAATCTTCAGCAATTTCAGTTGTAAATTTTATATGATCTACCATAATTCTTTTATCTCATCAGTATTAACACCCTCAGTCTGTGTGCTATTGTTAAATAAACAAATTTTGTGGTCTTCTCTTATTTTCTTTTTCTCCATATCATCAGGAAAAACATTCCCCTTATACCATGAATAGATATCTCCTTGTGGAAATCCTCGTAGAAATCCGTCATCTTCTTTCCAAGGATCATACCAGTGGTGAGCAAAGTAGTTATCTAGACTTGGTGATGTAAAGAAAACAACTTCTGCATTATCCACAACGTGGTTCCACACTGGCATCAGCTGACCTTTCTTCCATACAATAACTGATGAGTTGAGGGGTGTTGATTTATGCTTTGCATAATTTTGTTTAACCATACTAATATCATTCCACCACCCACGAACAATCCATGGCTTATCGTTAGGCAATTCAAAGAAATACTTTAAATCTTGATGAATGATAACATCAAGATCAAGGAACATAAATTTAGAATTATCTGGAAAGATTTTCCCATCACCACTAATAAGATCAGGTCTAAACATATAACACTTACGATATGCCCAGAAGAAACCACGTTCCTCATTATAGAACTTATCTAGTGTAGTTGGAATTGGAATGTGCCAGTCTTTTTCTGGCTTGTCGGTAAAACACCAAAATTTAAAAGGAACAGTGCAGTTTGCCTCACACTGTTCTTTCAACTTCTCAACATAGGAGTCATCATACTTATCTCCCCACTTCATACATAATATATTATTCATAATTATTTTATTGGGACGTATACCCCCTCCACTTGAAACTTTTCTTTATCGGCCATCTTGAGTTCAGCACCATTTGCAAATACCATATACCCCAACAAAACATCCATAGGACTTTCTGCTTTACGAATGAAAGTTTTTGCATTTTTAAACTTGTCAGCTGACTTTGAATTTTTAACACATTCTTGTTCAAATATTTTGAGTTTGAGTTTAAACAACTGTTCTTTTTGATCAGCATCTGTATTATCAAATTCTGAGAAAAAATTAATAATTACATCTTCAAACTTATTTGACTGAGTTCTATTTTGTATGTCATCTTCATTTCTTCCAGCCCACTCACGAAATGCATCACGAAACTGTTCACGAAACTGTTCGTGTCGAACCACAGTGCGTTCGTCGATTTTTTCATAAGAAACTTCTGCAACAAAATCTCTCCATTGTTCATCAGATTCATCTACCTTAATGTAGTGTTCCCGTGTAAGTTTATCTTCTGGGTCTGTCCACATAACTGCAACAGTATCCAACTCTGGATTGCTGTAATAGTAATCTGTAATTTTATCTGTCCATAAATATGACATTTAATTTCTCCTGTGTTCTTTATTTATACGATTAGACATGTACTATGTTAAGTGTGTTTGTGCCAATTACTACAGATGATCCATTTGGAAATTCCTGTGAACGATAGTCATCACCAACCTGTAGAGTTTGGTAGTTACCAGCACCATTAAGTCTTGTATCAACAATCGCAGTTCCTCTAGTATTACCAGAGCCATTAATGTTATAACTTAGTTTATGTCCAGCATCATCCTCTGCTGCACGAAACTTAATATCGACTGCAAGTACAGCGTGGAATGTGGAATCATCTGCTGCCAGCGGACCCTGTATAATATTTCCATCACTTTCTGCAAATAGGAGGGCATTGCTTGGGAATGCCCTTGCTTCATTACGCCTCTGTAGATAATAACTTGTAATAGTTGTTGGTTGATCAAGTGTCTCTGGAATACCGGCAGCAGAATATAATGCCGTATTTGCACGGGTATCTACGAATACTGGGGTGTTTGCACCAGAAACCTCTGTATAGTTCGCAACAGTTGCGGCAGTTGTAATGGTATATGTTCCGTTAGTCGTAGCATCCTCTGATGCAGTAATCATTGCGTCCAGCGTTGCATAGATAAAGGTATCAACATAGTCTGCTTGCGTCATGACTTGTAAATCATTATCGACATTAATATATAGTGGGTAACCAATAGCGCCCAGATCACCAGCAGCAGAACCATCTGTATTATAAGTTGGTCCTGTAATTTTATCGTATGTGGTTCCTGTGACTGTTGTGGGTTCTGCTGTTGAACCTTCAGCAACAAAAGCAGTTGCAGAGTTACTTACAGCACCAGCCTGCAATCTTGTATCAGTCAAACCGGGAGTCAATGTACCACTAGCAGACACAACAGTAAGAGTTACAGTTGGTGCTTGGGCATACAGATATGCAATGTAGGTATAGTATTCAGTCATATCACCGGCTGACATCTCTACAATATCACTACCATCATATTTTACGGGAACACGAACAGTCATTTAATTACTCCCATAACAATATTTATGCACCAGCACCATACAATGTTTTCAAGGTGCCCCCGGCGGCATTTTTAATCAATAGGGTGGAAACTGATTTCAGTTCTGCTGCGCCAATCGCATCATTTGCTATTTTTGCTTCTGTTATTGAATCGTCTGCATAATGTTCTGTATCAATACTTCCATCGGTATAGTGTTCACTATCCACGGCGTTGTCAGCAAGTTTGGTGCCATCAATAATACCACCAGCAAGATGCGCTCTATCGATAGAACCATCCACATAAGAGTCACTATCAATGGAGTTTGCAGACATATGTTCTGCATCAATACTACCAGCAGCATAATGTTCAGAGTTAATTACATTATCACCAATCTTTGCAGCGGTAACAGAGTCAGCACCTAAAGCAGCAGCATCAACAGAACCCGCAGCATAATGTGCTGTATCAATACTACCGTCTATATATTGATCACTGTCTATGGAGTTTGCTGGCATAACTGGTATCTGACTAAAGGTTACAACACCATTAGCAGCAATTGCAATTGCATCTGCATCGCCAGCAGAACCAATGTTTGCTGCATTTGGAATAACGATGCTACCACCAGAAGTATGAACTGTCCCCGTTTCATCCGGCAACGTGATAGTCCGGTCAGCAGTTGGGTCTGTAATTGTCAGTGTAGTTTCGGAATCGTCAGCAGTTGCACCCTCAAAGACAATGGCGTTTGTAGCATTCATTGTAATAGTATCAACCTGTATAGTTGTACCACTTACTGTTAGGTTGCCACTGATTTCAACATTCGCATTTATATCAACTAATGTTGCGTTGAGTTCTATTTCGTCTGTCGCATTAATATCCAGAATAGCATTACTGGGTGCGCCAATGTTTTGTGATGCATCATTGAATTGAATTACGTTTGTACTATTCAGTAAGATACCTGTATCATGAACATGAGTCAGTGTTACCTCATCGTTGGCACCAAAGGAAAGTATCGCACCGTCATGTTGAAGTTCTAGGTCTTGAGTTAATGTAATGTCACCATCAGAGCCAATAGCAATGGCATCTACATCTGTAGCTGAACCAATTGTACCAGCATCAGGAAGAACAATATTACCACCCGTGGTCATTGTTCCAGCACCAGTGTATGTCCCACTTGCGTTTATGTTCGCATTAACATCTAACAGAGTTGCATTCAGTTCTATTTCATCGGTAGCATTAATATCCAGAATAGCATTACTGGGTGCATTGATAAACTGACTTGCATCGTTGAACTGGATTGCCATCGTACTATTCAACAGGATACCAGTATCATGAACGTGTGTTAGGGTAACCTCATTGTTATCACCAAAACCAAGTACAGCCCCGTCAGCCAAGAACAAATCACTAAACTGTAATGAGGTTGTTCCTAATGCAGCACCATCTTGTGCGTCTGGAACAAAAGCAGTTGTTGCTGTTATGGTAGTACCTTGGATTGTGCTTGCACCAACAACTGTACCGGAAACATCAAGGTTACCAACCACATCAATCAATGTTGCAGTAAGTTCAATCTCATCTGTTGCGGCAATATCCAGAACGGTAGAACTTGCTCCTTGAATGAATTGTGATGCATCATTGAACATGAGTTTATTGGTACTGTTTAACGTAAGACCTGCACCGTCTGTGTGTGTTAATGTTGTATCGTTATCATCACCAAAACCAATTACAGCACTATCTGCCAAGAACAAATCTGAAAACTGTAATGAGGTTGTACCCAGTGCAGCACCATCTTGTGCGTCTGGAACAAAAGCAGTTGTTGCTGTTATGGTAGTACCTTGGATTGTGCTCGCACCAACAACTGTACCAGAAATAGTAAAGTTACCCACTACATCAATCAGTGTTGCAGTAAGTTCTATCTCATCTGTGGCAGCAATGTCAAGGATTGTTGCACTTGCTCCTTGAATGAATTGTGATGCATCATTGAACATAAGTTTATTGGTTGAGTTAAGTGTCAGACCTGCACCGTCTGTGTGTGTTAATGTTGTATCTTGGTCATTACCAAAGTTTATTACCGAACCATCACCAAGGAAAAGGTCTGACCATTCTAGTGATGCAGAACCAATCGCATTTGCGTTAGCAGAAGAGGGGATCAGTGCGGGGAGACTCGACAACGCTGTGTCAATACTCATCTTCTTGAGAGTGCCCCCGTCATTGATTAGGAAATGGTCTAGGTCAGCAAATGTTGTTGTGGTTGCACCAGCATCAGCATTACCTGTTGTAACAACTGTGCCCGTTGCATCTGGGAGTGTGATTGTTCTATCAGCAGTAGGATCAACAGCTGTAAGTGTGGTTTCATTTGCATCATCAGTTGCACCCTCAAAAACAATTTGAGCAGACGCAGCTGCGACGAGAGATTCCAATGTTACAGATGTAACATCGCTCCTAAGAGCATTGAATTCTTTAATCAGTTCTTCTAGAGTTTTTTCTAGTGATAATTGATTTGCTGATACTAGTGCCATTTTAGTTCTCTTTCACTAATTGTTGTAACAGGGATTTAATTTCGTGCATCTCAGATTTTAAAATATTAATTTCTCTGGTTGTTTCACGCACCTCATCCCTCTGTATTTGTGCTTCCCCCGCACGTTTTTTTGCAACCTCATATGCGTTCACATTGTTATTTATAATACCATGACTACCATTAGAAGACTTAACATAATTATCTTCATTCTCTATTTTAAAATATTCTGACATCTTATGTTGCAAGAGCCAAAACACGAAGATTTTTAAGCAGTGGTGGTGTTGATTGATTTGTTGTTCTCATAACAATTTTAATTTGAAATGCAATAAATTCTTCCAATGGAGAACCAATGCCATCATCTGTTACACCAGCAGTGTATTCATGTTCAAGATATTCACCCCTTCTTTCAGAAGGACGGGTTGTAACATCTGGTCCGCCAGACCCAGTAACAGTTCCATCATCATTAAAGAATTTGAAACTCATCTCATCAAAATCAAATGCATCATCAACTCGTAAAGTTTTATACAATAATTTAATACTTGAATCAGATTGTCGCACAGCATCCAAAAGAACTCGCAAAGAAGTTGCGGGAGTTTCTAAATTAATTTTCTTAGTAAGATAGATTGCAGAATGATTATCCCCCTCTGGTTCCGTCATTGCTCTGTATATGGATGTTGGATACACATCAGATGAAGAATCAATCTTATTGATTTGATTTGATACGGCAATCATAGATAACCTTTGCGTATCAATTACAGGAGATAGCGCATCTAAATCTGAACTCAAAGTCAACGGAATAGTAAGAGATTTATCACCAGACATTTCATTTGTTTCGTTAATACCGGACGCAACCAAATTAGTTTCTGTCCAATAATAGTTGTCTTGAAGAGGAAGAGCCCTACTGGTTGTTGATTTTGTAAATGAAGTTTCAGAACCGCTTGGGCTTGTTCCTGTTGTTGCTAAGAACCCAGCATCAATTTTAGTTCTTGCAAGAATCAAAAGACCCATGTTAGTTGTAGAAACATCATACTGAGCATTTTCTGTTGCAGTAACAACACTACCGCCCATTGTTGAAGTACTACCAGCACCATCAACAACTGGTGTAGTTGCAGTTACAATAGTATAACTATCCTGTTGAATATTAGCAATTGTAGTGTGTGTTTTATTAATGTCGGAGAGTGGAACTTTATGTATTTGATATAGTTCCACAGTCGCACCATTCGCATGAGATACTGCCGTTGTACTATTCGCACCCCGTGTCGCACTAGTGATACCCGTTCCAGAAATAGTGGTATAACTAATAATCTCATCATCGATTTTAATATAGTATATATTAGATGCGTCTCTAGAATACTTACCACTAGTGTCATCAAAGTTTGTTCCACTCGTAAGAGTAATAGATGTTGCGGTGCCAGAAATAGCACCAGCAAGTGTCGTTGTTGCACCAGACTTAACCCCAGCAATGGTGACGTTATTAGCAGTAGAATACATACCATGTCCATCATGGTTAATTTTTAGAACTGTACTATTATCAAGCATCTCTAAAGGATTAACTTTAAGAGTTTTTGCAGGAAGTGTTTGATTTTGTAATGTAACCAAACCAGCAGCAGTTGTGTCAAACTTAGCTCGTTTCAGGGAGAACTTCATATCCTGTGTGGGGGAAGGAACCCATGAATTATTATTTGAACTCTTAAAAAGAACACCAACATGAGGTTGGTCTGTAATTTCATTACCAGCAGTATCCTGTGTTCCAAGATCAGAAATCCATACTTTATAATCTGGAGTATTAGTTAATAGACAGATTGAATATTCTGTTCCACCCTGCACATATACGGGAGAATCAAAGGTAAATGTTGTAACAGTATTTCCATCTGTAGATGTTGTAATTTCTGAAGACTGTAATGTTTTTCTACCAAACGGTAAAATCTTAGGTCCGGGGGCACCATTAACTACATTACGAACTTCCATTGTTACAGGATAATTATCATCTTTTTCAAAGAAAAATATATCGCAAGAAGTTAGAAATGCGCCAGTAATTCCATCAGCGCTATCTGTATCCAAAACAATAAAGGTCTGCGCTAATGGATCACCGCCGTCGCCGTCGCCGCCGTCGCCGTCGCCGCCATCATCTCCGCCGGACGCTGGTATAACAGCACCTAAAATAAGTCCACTATTTTCTGTTAAACTTGTTGTTCTTACAATCGCATTTCTAGTAGATATAATGGTTTCCTGTTGCGTGTCCAATATACCTTTTGCAGAATAAACTGCCTCTGCAAAAGTCTCCCTTGCAACAATTTCACTTGCGCCGTCACCCACTTGGGCATTATTTGGGTCTGATGTTAATACAAACTCAATATCGCCAGTTGCAAACTGGGGGTTGCCAGAAATTCTTGGGTTGGGAATGGTAAAGGTTCCTTCACAGTTACCAACACCATCACTAATCAAGGTACTACCGGCGACAGGAGATACAACATCAGAGAAGTTTGAAAATGCAGTGCCAACTCCACCAGATGCAGCTGGCGTGACATATGCATTAACCACTTTCTTATCAAAATACACATGCAATTTTGTGAAAGGTTTCAAGCTTTTTGCAGTAAAAGTAATTGTTTTTGAACGAGCATATGGGATGAGAGTTTTAGCAATAGACCTAAACCCATTACTTGTAAGCTCAATATCTTCAAATACCTCTGTTAACACACCAGTTCTAGACTGTTGAGTTGCATTAAAATTTCTAAGTGTCATCTGGCATATCTCCGTTTGTATTTCTATTCATATTTATTACGATAATTATTGTGTGCCGAAATCAAAACCCAAATCCGCTTCAACACCATCATCTCTCACCACAACACCAGCCCAAGTTGTTTGCCAAGAGTTCCAAACAGTACCCATATTATTACCAATAGCAGCAACAACTGCATCATAGTTGCCCTCACGATTAATAATTAACTGGGGAGCAATTTCTGTTTCCATCCAGTTATCCTGAGTTGGGTCTATGGTCAATACACCTTTCCATGTTGCAGTCAAAAATGGTGCAACACGTTCAACTGTACTAGCAAATGGTTGTTCTGTTAGAACAACCTCTGTGTATGGAAGAGTGATAAGATCACCTGTCTTCTGATAACCAGCAGAAGTTCTTGCCGCATCAGTAGTTGCATTTTCTTCCAAATCAATGGATTTAGTGACATGAATTGGTCGCAAAATTCCACTCGAAAAGTCCATAGAGTTTCTATAATCTTTATGGTATGCATCACCAACTCTATGTCCTTGAAAATTATCAACAACAATTCCTGACTTAAATCTATTCAATCCATTGGCATCCAACACCTCAAAGTCCAAAGCATTTCTTTCCAATAGATTTAGAGTTGTCATTTTTTCAACATTAGCAAGACGGTTATTGAGCTTACCAATATCTTTCATGGTAAATCTTTGATTTCTTGTTCTGATAATTGTAACATCTTCTGGTCTAAAGGTAAATGGTGGTATTCTAAGGTCAGCAAGTTTCATAGAATCCAGTGGGATATCAGGTTTAACGGGGAAATCCGCTGATGCTCCATCAATAACACTAATAATTCCCCTATCATCAATCACAATCGATGCTCTTTTACCAAGATAATACTCAAGGTCTGCTTGAATAGTAGAGCCGGGTTTGCAAAAATCGGAGACTGATGCACCAGTACCATCATACTGTCTAGAGTAGAAGTCAAAAGAGTTTCCCGTAATTTCGTCAATAGTTGTTAGTGTAGTTGAGGCACCAGCAATATCTCCAACCCTTGATCTAAAATCATAACTATCTCTTAATGGAAATTGTCCTGCTGGTGATGGGCTGTCAGGATCAACCTTAGTTGCGGTATATGTTGGAATGTCTTCATAATCCATTTGATTAGCAATATCAACATAAGAGTCAACTGTGAACATATCTCCTGTACCATGTTCCAGATAATCATATATGACAAGTAACCTTCCTGTGGGTGCAGGAGAAGATGGTTTTTTAACAATTCGTGAAATGTCATAGAAGTTATCACGTTGTCCATCATCAAACAAATATTTGGTTGTGATGTTTACACTCCCATCCGTAAGAGTTCCAATAGTAGCAGATGCACCAGAACTTTCACCAGTGATTACTTCGGCTGATACAAAGGTAAGTGAAGTAGACAAAACATAACTCATGGGAGATGTAATATCAACAATTCTTGCAGTTGCACGGCTTGTTCCACCAGTAATTTTTTCACCTCTGGTAAATGTTCCTGCCTGATTAGTTAGAACAAAATCTGGAGCAACTGCATCTATACTTGCACCCCCAGAGTCAAACACTGCAACAAGATTAAATGCATCAGCACGACCAAGAGAAATATTATTATCAGTAGGGCGGGTTCCATAAGCATCTGTTGTTCCAGCAACTACTTTCAATTGCTTCATCAAATTAACAGTTTTACTTTTTTGAATAACAGAAGTTTTAAGAATTGTTGCAACAATTTTTACTTTCGCTGCACTTCCTAATATGGTTGTATCTGTAATAGTAATAGATGATGATCCTGCACCGCCAATTTTATCAGAAAGACTAACAAGGTCGCCTTGGGCTCCCGTTCCACCACCAGCGGTTAGAATAGATAGTGTATAGTCTGCTTCACTGTGTGAGGAAAATGTTTCATTCGTACCAGCAGTAAAGGTAACAATACCTGAAGAGTCTGTAGTTCCAACAAACTGTCTACGAATTGTATATTGCGTATCACTGGCACCAGCATTTGTTGCGGTTAGGAGTGTTTTAACTATTCGTTTTGGTAGTTTAAATATAGATCGATTTTTCTCTGTATCTTTTAGTTTTGCTGATGTACTATTAAACCCCTCTTGAATAACATTACCAGAACCCGTACCATCCTCCTGTTGGATAGATGATGTTGCATCATCTTCAAGAGAAATATCAGCAAAGATGTTTGTTAGAGTTTCAATCTCAAAATCAGCAGTAAAGTCTTGGCCACTATCTGCATCATCCATAAAGACCTGTCTAAAATCAGCAACATTATAACTTTTGACTGATACAAGTGTAATGTCTGCATTACTACTATTTTCAATAGTACCACCATCACCCTCAGATGAATCTGATGCTTGAAGTTCTTCTCCTGCTCTAAATACACCAACCACAGAAGTTAGATTTACTGTGGTTGCAGAAGTTCCAGATGCATAAACCAAACCCGTGGCACCCGAAGTTACGCCGGTTACCAATACACCACCGTTTGAATGTGAAGCAAGAAGTGTTGGAGATGGAGTGCCGCTCAAAGTCAGTTTTGTAAATGGTCGGATATCAAATAGAAATAATTTGTAAACAGAAAGGTTCGCCGCAGCACTTGATCCAGCAACACCAGAGTGGAATTCAATTCCTCTAGATCGTCCAACACCGATTAAATTACCGTTTGTAGAACCTCTAACCGTATTTTTTGCATCATAAAATTGAACAGTCTTGAATGCAGTAGATTCACCAGTTACCGCTGTAATGTCTGGGGTGCCATATACATTTGAGACAAGCGCATAGTTGCCCATATCAAAGGTTGAGATACCCGCATTAACAGTATTAAAATCTCTTGCTTTAGAAACATCTTTAATTGTAGATTGAGTCTTCTCAATTTCAAACCCTCTGACGTATGCCTTTCCCGGCGATACAGAGATAGCTATAAAATCACTACTAGCAATGTTACCATCATCAGTCGGGGCCCCCGCAATATATTTACCAAGTAAGTTATCTCGACCCACACTAACATCTACTGATTCACTTGCAAGAAATTCAAATGGACGAACAGTATAATTTCCAGATTCATCATTAGTCCGCCTTGCCATTTCATCTGCAAGTTGAGCATAAGGTGTTGTCCGCCCGATTGAACTTGACTTACCATTTTTAACATCAACAAGAGCGATAAAATTAGTTGTATTCGTTGAAGTTGTAATAGAAGATAATGCAACATAAATACTCAGTCTATGTGCGCCCTTCGCAGCATAGTTACTAGACCCTGTAGAATTATCCAATAGAGCTGATGCACTCTCTGGTGTAATAATAGTTTCGTTTACTGTAAATCCAACTGTACCTGTATAATCTTCATCATAGTTATTGATAATAAGTGTTTCTGATACATTATTAACAAAGAAACCACGAATGTAGTATATACCAGACTCGATAGCAAATGCAAGACCTGTTCTTGATGCTGGACCTGTTGCACTTGCAAGTTGTGTTGCACTTGACCCCGCAGCAGCACTATATACAGAAGTGTATGTTGTAACAGCTGCAACACCCGTCCCGTATGACTGAGTTGAATGTGTGATCGCCGTGTTTGCAGTAATGTTCTCACCATCTGCAAAAATAGTGGTCGTGAAGTCACTACCAGCACGTTCATAAGAAACATAAAGGAGTGGTTGGTCTGTCGTCGTTGCGGCCTTGAAACCAATAACCTTTGCAGTAACGCCTGTTGTTGCACCAGTAATAGTTGTAGGACTATCTACATTATAATACTGTGATGGGTCAACCTGTTCACCATTAAATGTGCTTGCAAGTTTCAGGGAGTGATATCGTTGAGTTTTTCCTTGTCCGGGCACAACCATTGCCCCTTCACGGAAAATGTGACTACCGTGAGATTCAATCTGATGTTGCAAAGCACTTTGTAGTTGCGTTAGTTCTCTCGCTTGAACTGCAAAACCCGGCCTAAAGAGAATTCTGTGATAATTATTCTCTGCATTAAAATCATCAAAGTACGGTGCTGCATTAAGATTAGTTTTTTGTGCCATATTAGAATTCCACTACAATTTTGATGTCTTCCGTTTGGTCAGTAGCACGGGAGATAGGTGATCTGTTTTCTGTATAGATAATGTTACCGCTGTCTGGTTGCAGTTCTGGATTAACATACCCATCAGAAAATGTGACAGTAAATCCGTTTGCAAGAGTGACCGCTGCATCTGCGGTTGAGTCTGGTGTTCCAACTGCACTAGAGTCTGCACCTGTTACAGCATTTGCACCCGAAAATGCAACATAAGCACCAAGGGAATTTGTACCGTAATTTGTATATCTTTCCTGTTGATAATAAAGAATAGAGTTTCCACTATCCCACTCTACAACCCTACCAATGGCACCCGTTGAGGCTTGAGTAATTTTCTCGTCATCAACAAATGTTCCACTAAGACCAGTAAGTTTTAGTGCATAGGTTTGACGAGCTGTCTGGTCAGATGCAACTGTTGATGTCCCAAAGGTTGTTGGGTCTGTGACAATTGCAATGTTACGGAAATCATTACCTGTGAGAAGGTCATCACGTTCTGCACCAATAAAGAGTGTGTTCAACATAACATAGTGACCACCGAACTCTTGAACTGCATCAAAACCATGACCACCCTTTGGACTAATGAAAACACCAATTGCGCCACCACTACCATTATTAATATCACCAGTATCAACAGCAGTTGTCAGTGCTGCATTTGCAAATACTGTTGCGTCAGTAAGGGTAACTGTTCCGTATGTGTACCCCGCACCAGCGGCATAAACGATAGTGTCCGTTCCAGAGGTCAGTCCAAAATCTTGAATACTACCACTAGAAACAATAAAGGAAATAACTGCACCAGAAGATGTTCCCGCTGATGTACCATCACCATTGACCGCAACATAGTAAGTGCCATCTGTATAACTAGCACCACCTGTCACTGACAGTGATACAATCGCACCATCAGTTGCTGCAGCTGATACAACAGAGTCAGTACTGACAGGCATAAAATCTGTTGTCAGAAACTTGGTCTGTTCTGATGCTGAAATTGTGTACATATATTTTAGGATATAACCGCCCTGTGCAAAAAGTGATGTGGATTCAGATGTAGGTTCAGAACCACTATACCCTACGTTTCCATTATTGTTCATAACTTTGTATACACGGTTATCAGATGTACGAAAGAAGAATGTGGAATCCCAGAGATTAGTTGCACCAGATTGGGATAGGTTACTTGCACTAACATTATCCTGATATTTGTCGTAAACGAAACTATTCTCCCAATCTCTACGGGGGATTGCAAAGGTAACATCACTCGCCGCAATATTTTTAGCAGCAATCGTTTGATCCCAAAGATAATATTCACTAGACACATCATCTGCGGGTGTGGGTGGAGATGCATCTGTTCCCCCACTAGTTGATGATGTAAATGGTGTGGCCTTACCGATCATCATATAATATGCATTTGACGAGGCTTCTGAGAAGGACTCAAAAAACTGTTCTGCATTATGCGCCCTAAATTTCTGTGTTATGATTGCTGTCATTTTTTGATTCCTCTAATCTGTATTAGTATTTATACGACATCACCAACTATGCCTTGGTTATTCTCAAACTAGTTTAATCTGGTATTCTTGTAAAATTATTAGCGTAGTTTTCCAATACATATACCTCAGAATTTATCATTGCAATATTATATTCTTCCCCAGTATAAGTATTACCAAACTCTTCTTTAGCCATTTCAAGAGCTGAACTTAATGAAAGATAATATGAATGACCAATATATTTACTTTCTCTTTTACCAATTTCAATATATTTTGCTAATATGTAATCGTAAGGTTGAGCCATTTATTTAATCCTTAATAATATGCGTTTTCAATGTAATGAAACTTTCCAGTGTCTTTGTGCCAAATTCCCAAATCTTTATTGTTTGCCATAAATAGCGGCCACACAGAGGCATCGGTTGTTGATGAAAATGTTACAACTCCTCTATGACGAACTCTTAACGTGTGTTCACCATTTGGTTTAGAAAAATCAATGTCAATAGTATCTAATTTAAGATCACTTCCAGATGTATAAATTCTACACGTTCTATATAAATCGACGTTCCTACCACTTCTATCTTGACCACATTGGTATTTTGTACCATTATGAACAATACCGCTTCCATCTAACCCCTTTAAATAACATTCATGAGATGGTATTTGAGTCCCCCCCGCCCACGGAACGGCAGAGCCTATGGTCGGTGATGTGCCTGACCAAGTAACAGGGTATACTACTGAATTGCCGGGATTTGAAGTATCAAAATGAATAAGTATATTACCCCAAGTTGTGGCTAAAATAGTAGGTGCCAGTGTGCTTCCAGTGTGTGTTGGTAATGTAACCACACTATCTCTGTCAACTTTAGTAACAGCTGTTCCAGCGCTGCCATCCCACACACAATGATTCATATCAAGTCTTGTAGTGCCTTCAGCAAAAGTTGCACTGTTATTAGTATTTAAATATACCCATGTATTTGCAGTACCTAAATTAGCGTACTCCGTTCCGCCGCCGGGGGATGAGAAGTCCCACATATACTGTGCGGGCCCATCACCAAGAGTTGCAGCAATCGTTGTAGTCGCTCCACCATTATAAGTACCAATAATTTGTTGTTGAGAATTAGACTTAGCATAGAAAATTCCAGTTGTATCATTTAGACGGTGCCCGGCTGAATAGCGTTCCGTTTGGGTGGTAACGGCGACGTTATTAGTAAAACTACCTAAGTCATTTGCTAGATCAGTCATATAATTTTTGGCAGTATAACCACTAGTAGAAGACCGCATCCCCCAGAAAGCCCTATCTAAACTTAATTGCGTGCCTCCGCCTGAATGATTACTCCCCCCTTGATTATATAATACCCAATCACTACCTTCACTGAGTGAGTGATCTGAAGTATCATATGCAATTGGAGTACCTCCATAGTTAGCTGGGTTGTATGGACGAACCATCATAATCCAATTATCATCATCCTGTGAATTAGTTTCATCTGCATCATATAACCAATCGCCGCCCGCAGCAAAAAATCCTAAATCACCACTAGATGTCATGTCATTAGTATGTACTGTTGGTGTTGGAGAACCAACACCGCCAATCAAATTATACCCAAACATATTTATATACTCCTATTAAGCATCGTTAGCAGCATCTGTAGTGAAGAATAATTTAACGCCAATGAGTCTAGCATCCTCGGCCATATCATCATTGCCGTCTGAAATATCTCTAAATATTCTAAAATAACACATATCTGCTGCAGCAGGCGATCCGGCAATAGTCACCGCACCACTCTCTGCGGTCACGCACAAATCTTCTGCCGCACCGAGCGCATCGTCTGTAACAACAACTGTTGTACCATATGCAACGTCAATTGTATCATTGTTAGAAGCAGCAACGCCCTGTAATCCCCAAGCAACACCATCCGTATCTGTTGCAGCGGTTGTCCAAAATACTTGGAAAGTGATGGTGCCTCCATTCCAACTTTTTGGGAATGCAATTTGAAACTGAGCTGCTTCATCAGCAGAAGCATCAAAGTCAAGAACTTGCATATCTGGTCTACCAGCGGTTGTTTCAACATCTACAAGACCCGCACAACCATTTGATATTGTGGGTCGAATTGCTCCAGCTGGAATAAAGACAGTTTCTTTACCCTGTTCTTTAAATGCAGACCCGGCGGATGATATACTACCAGAGAAAGTAACATTACCATTTGCTGCAATTGTTACTGCAGCTGGAGTAGTTGCAGTACCAATTGTTCCAGTATCTTTAATTAAGATATCATCTACAAAAGTAACGATACCAGTTGAAGCAATTGTCATAGCAGATGTTGCAGATGCAACACCTATCGTACCACCATCTTTTATGAGAATGTCATCTTTAAATGTAACAATACCACCAGAAGATATTTGCATCGCATCTGTGGCACCTGCTGATCCAATATCTGCATCATTTGGAATTACTATACCACCATTTGCAGTAACTAAACCACTAGAAGTTAATGCTCCAACAACATTAATTAGAGTAGCAGTGAGTTCAATCTCATCTGTAGCAGCAATATCTAAAACTGTTGCACTTGCACCTTGAATAAATTGTGAAACGTCATTGAACATTAATTTATTTGTTGAGTTAAGTGTCAGACCAGCACCATCAGTATGGGTTAATGTTGTATCGTTATCATCACCGAAACCAATTACAGCACTATCTGCTAAGAATAAGTCAGAGAATTGCAATGAGGTTGTGCCCAGTGCAGCACCATCTTGTGCGTCTGGAACGAAAGCCGTTGCAGCGGTGATTGTTCCCGTTGCTGTAACATTACCTGTTACATCCAAACCCGAACTGTCAATTTCAATTCTTTCAGTTCCACCAGTAGTCACATTGACTGTATCAGCAGCACTAAAGAATATTCCAGTATTTGTGTCACCCGTGTTTGTAATTGATGGTGCTGATACGCTGCCGTCTGCAAATGATGCAACACCAGTGATTGAAGGTGCAGCAAGAGTAACAACAGTAGCAGTAGCACTGATACCAGAACTTAGTGCAGTACCCGTACCCAACAGAGTATAAATTTCACTAAAGTTATCGTTGATCTTGTCACCACCGTCACGGATAGAATCACCTGTCCCATCTCCTTCGGTTGTTCCTAATCCTAATGTTTGTAATGCCATTATCCGTGTCCTCTTCTATCTGAGTATTTATACCTTTAGTGAGTCCCAAGTTATTGGACTATCAAATGTTGTTGCACCACTAAATCCTGTGTTTATAATTTTAATATATCGGTCAAGGTCAGTTCCGTCTTCTAGAATAATTTGGTCATTCTCATCTACAGAAGTGTTGTATACAATCAAATCAAGGTCTTCTAAAGCTAAGTTGCCATTTGTCCTAATGAAGATATCTGACGGAATACCATATCGTACTAGTGTAGTAGTATCATATATACCAAATGGTAATTCGCCCGTGTTTAATGACTCTTCTAGCGCAATAAATGTTTTCTCTAGAGATAGTTTTCCACCAATACCAAACCCAGTATAATCTTCTAACAGAATATCATCGCCAAAGGTTCCGGTAACAGTTGTACCATCCTCTTGTTTGAATGTTCCAAGTTCTTGTCCCTCAAGAACAATTGTATCAAGGGAATTCTCATCAGAGATATTAAAGAGAGAATCACGAACAATATCTCCAATAGAATATGATTCTGGATTAAAGCTTTCGCCCAATATTGCACCACCGCCTTGGAACCCGACAGGATTTTCAAGGATTAGATTGTCACCATCAGTCTCATCAACAAGGTTATCGTTTGCAATAGATGTAAAGCTGTTTATCGTAACACTCTGTCCAACATTAACATCTGAAGAATCTTCCAACAAGAAGTGATCGCCATTATCTGCCTGTGGATTTCCTTCTGGTGAAAGATCAACAGTACCAGTAATCAACAAACGACTACCCAATTCAGATATACCACTCTCTAATTGAATACCATCACCAGTGATACCTTCATATGATGAAGTTGCAAGGAAGGCTAGACCATTAGAAGTATTATGATTATTAGTAACTTTTGCATTAAGATGGGTTGTAACTGTTGAACGTAAGAATATTTCATGATCACCCTGTGGATCAGCACGACCATCAGTGACAAATTTCTCACCATCTGTTTCATCAATAATATTAAACTTTATACTTACATCTTCACCAAACATAAACGAAATGCCATCTGTACCAACTGTCTCACGAAGAATAGCAAATCCATCCTCCAAAAGAAGATCACTTCCATCATCACCTTGAGATTGTGAAAGATGTCCATCCTCAGTACCATTAATAACAATATTATTAGATATCTCTTCAGCACTTTCAGATATGATACGGTCCAAGTCTTCAGTAACTAGTATACCAAACTCACCAGCACCTGTACCGTGAGATATCTCAATTCCTTCAAAATCAGGAAATGCATTTTCTGGGGTTTCTAGTTCTACAAACCCTTCACCAGTTTCGTTTTCAAGAATAAATCTATCACCATCCTCTTGAATAATAGAAGTTTCTAATAGAATTTCAAACTGATCAAATAGGATTGTACCAAGACGATATTTTATAGGTTCATCAAATACCGTTCTGAATGTAGAAGCAAGAATTGCACTATAGGTATTAAGATCATAATCATTTCGTGTAAGGCTTGCGCCGGAGATGCCAAGTTTCGCAGAAACGAATGATGTGTTGATAACTTTTGAGAATACATTAAATCCAGCTGGATGAACTGCTTTTTTCAACTCATTCAGATATTGATTGCCACCAGCGTTTGTCTGAATTTCATATGAGAATTGCTGATAATAATAAGAGTCTTGAATCCTGATAAGAGCTTCACCAATTAAATTTTCAATACCACCAAATCTACCAGATTTCTCAGTCGTAGTTCCTAGTGTAATATTTGACTTTGCAATATCTGCATGAACGATTGTCGCAGATGCTGCAGAAGTTGTTATTGCTGTTGTTCCAGCAGAGAAATCTGCACCAGCATCTTCAAATAATACTTTTTCTGTGGCATGAAGAGAGGATGCATTTGTCCCATCCAAGATTAAGTTATCAAAGGGAACATCATCCTCGTATAGAAGTATTCCATTGCCATCCCCGTTGTCATCTTGGTTTAAAACGATATTATTGTTTGGATCATCCGTTCCATTCGCATCTGTTGCATTAGGAATGATTTTTTCACCAGCGTTTGTACCACTAGCATCAGTACCATTAAGAACCAAATCATCTTCGTAGGATAGATCAGCATCAAGTACGATAAAGTAACCAGCACCATCTGAAACGATTGGGATTGGTGAACTTTCTAATATAAATTTTACCTGCCTTGGTGCAGATGAAAGTTGAGTAGTTTCATTATCAGAACCAAGGAAGTTGTTATCCTCTGTAATTATAAATCCACTATCTCCAGTACCATCTTCCAAATCAAAGTAAGATAATCTTTGTCCGCTCTCCATGATAAGATCGCCGTCACCACTCTCCAAGAGTATCATCCCAGTATTAGTTGAGAGGTCATCTATTAAAAGTCTGTCTCCATCCTCACTAACTAGATTTTCTCCATAGACAAGATTAGCATCTAAAATAATATTTACACCAACATACTCATTAGTTGCAAGTGAGTCTTCTAGAAGCACACCCTCATTAGAAGTTCCGCCCTGAGATTCATCTTGAATAGCAATATTGTCTTCAATTGAAACTGTTAGAACTTGGGTTGTAGAATCATAAGCCCGAACTGTTCCTGTGTGTGAAGTTAATGCTGCACCCACAGCAAAAGTTCCAGTGATGTCTTTAATGACAAAATTTCCACGGGGTTCCATAATAGGTGATTCACTATAATCAAAACCGGGGTTAGAAACATTGATAGAAGATATACGACCAATATCCGTAGTGGTTGACAATACTTTAGCACCTGTACCATACTGACTTCTAACAGCCGCAGTTGGTAACAGTGAATACCCATCACCACCCTGAGTAACCGTAATTTTTGTAATATCACCAGAACCAGATTCTAAGATAAATCCTTCATTGTCATAACGGTTTGTGTCTATGACTTTTAAATTTACCGCCCACTCAGACTCAACACGATCACCAAGAACAGCCTCAGTGTTTATACCATCAGTATAAGAAGCCGCATTTCCAGACTCACCATATAGATGATCTGAACGATGATTATAGTTACCACCATAGAGGGTATATGTTGAACTGTTGTATGATGATTGAGCAATAGCTGTTGTTGCAGTTGGTGAATAGAAAGTAATACCGGGATACTCTAGGAATTGATATTGTCTCACTGCTGTTGCTGCGCTCTCAAACACCAACACCTCATTGTCCAGTAGTGTCTGTGCAGCAGACATTGTAATTGAATTTTGACTTGTAACGGAGACGACTGTAACAGTATTACTCAAACCGATACTGTTTGATCTAACAGTCATTCCCACCAAAATTTCATCACCAGAATTTCCGTCCAAGATTACTGTTGTTGAATTAAAAGTTGCCCCGTTGGCCAAGCCGCTAGATTTTGTGATAGTAGTCTGTTCAGCAGAATAATTTGTCAAATGGATTGGATAGTAATAACCGATACCATTGTTGTATATAACATCAGTACCATAAACTGTATATGGTTCCTCACCCTCAATTGTACCCTCTTCCAACTGAAAGTTAAACAGATCAATAAACTGATTTGTACCAGATTCCTGTACAATAATATCACCATCAGTTTCATCGATGATGTTACCATTTATAACTGTAACCTCAGCCTTAGCACTATCTACAAACCCTGCTTCAGTACTATTATCAGTAAATACAACAAGGTCACCAATCTCATAGTTGGTTCCTGCATCATCAACAACAACACCAGAAACCGAACCAGTTTCTACCTTATTAATACTAGCAGAAATATCACCACTACCAATTGCAACAGAAGTATCAAGGTCTATAATATCACTGTTACTATATAGCGTTCCGTCATTTGAAATTGTTGTAGATGAAAGTAATTGTTGAATGACAAAATTATATTTAATATCTTTTGTAGAAGATATACCGGAAATTATTTCTCCATCAACAAATGTTCCAACCACACTTGAGATTTGAAATTCAATATAAGAAACACCACCAACAACAGCAAAGGTTGTTGCACTCTCAACAAGAGCAGTTGCCAAACTAGTTCCACCTGTAATAGATTGACCTATTAGTTCATTTGCAACAACATTACCAGAAGCAGAACAACGAATAACTGTGGGCTGATCCCAATCAGCAGCTGACGCTTTTAACATATACTGGTTTGGATAGAATATTTCTGCATCTTCATCCAGAAGGATTTTCATAAAGAGTTTAGCACCCTCCTTAGTTCCCTTCCGTCGATACAACTCACGAATATGTTTTTCTAGATTTCTCTTATCGATACCAGTTGCGGTGTTACTAGGAATTCCTTCCATAAATGATTTACGAAACTGTTCGATAAAGTCATAGATGGTATTGTCAATGTCAGCGTAAGCCAATAACTGCTGAATATTCTGAACTGGGTTTGCACGATACCTTGTGATTGTACCAGACGCACCAGAGGTTGAACCTGTAACAGTCTCACCAGTTTCAAACAACTGTTGGGATGAGATAAACAATCTAGGGGTATCATCCGAAAGGTCTTCAACAAGAACAGTTGCAGTAGCATAAGATATACTGCCGGTGATTGTTTCACCTTCAATAAACTTACCTGTCGATCCCGAACCTGATTCTGTAACAACCAGTGTTCCATCTTCACTTAGAAGATTTGTTGATGTTTCCAATTCCAAAAGAATATTATCGATATTGACTTCTAGTCGCAGCTCACCCGCTTCTAGAAATTCGTAATATGATCTTAGGAAACGAGAAAATTGTGGATGGTCTTCAGCAATGAAGTCAGGAAGTTGTCCATCAATCTGGGTACTGAGTTTATTCTCTAGTTCTGGGGTCCAGTTTAAATCAAATGGTGGCATGATTAATAACTCGACGGCGTTACATAATTAGTTGTTGCCACAAATGCCGAAGTACCCCCACCACCACTATTTACTGCAATGGTATCTTGTCCTCCTGTAATGATGGTATTGATTATATCAATTTCGATGATTTGATTTCTCTTACCTACAATATCATTGGACGCTGGTATTGCAGTTAACCTTATTGCTCTTGATGCATTGTCATCAACATTAGATACTGAAGTTATATAAATTGGATTAACTGAAACTAGGCCAGTTGCATAGTCTACAGTTCCGGCAGCCGAACTATGATAGGTTCGCACCCCAGAAACCAAATAGTATATACGAAGGTTGCCCGCACCATCATCGTCAAAGAACATCTCGTTTGTATTGTCTTGTATGTAGAAACCTGTTGATGCAATGATACCACCCCCAGATGCGTTGTGTCCAGAGTGTGGATTGAAAAGTGAGTTTCCAAATTGAATTGTGAAAGAAAATGAACCAGATGTGTTTGGTGTATAAAAACTACCCAGAGTCACCGTTGTGACATTACTCAATATTGAATTATCAGTATTATCAACCAAAGAAGTAAACTGTGAATGCCTAAAAATTGAATTAAATACTTTGAGGTAATCAGTATTGTATGTTGAAATTGTATTAGATACAAGTGTCTCTATAGACTCTTTAGAACTTGTTGTTGCATTACTGTCGTATTGAAAATTACAATTGAGAATAAGAAATAGATTTTCTGGGTCAACAACCACAGGAGTAATTGATGCAACAGTGTATGGAGCCAAGTCTTTTACCAACTGTGCCTTCTGAATCTCATTTAGATTTAGACCTGTCGTTGACTTAACACTAATGAAAACCTTACCATAATCTGCAACATCAGATATACCAGTAACCGCATTAAATGAACCATCCTCACCACCCCAAACAGAAACCGCCTGAGTGTTTGCAAACAACTGTTTAACATATGTCTTGTAATCTTCTGTGGTAACACATCGACCCTGTGATGCATAATCAAGTGGTGCGTTATACTTGACAGACTCAATTGATTCTGGTTCTGACCCACCAGCAGAATTAGAAACGGTTCTAACATTTACACTATTAACCGTATCAATTGCAGCCGAACTACTAAAGACTGATGCACCATTTGCAGCACCTTTGTTGGTAACAACATAATTCATTATGATGATGTTACCATCCTCTACTGCATTGCCTAGAATACCATCACCAAAGTATATTTCAAACTTACCGTCTTCTACCTCTTGCAGAAAATATACATTGGATGTTGAAGTCAATCCTGCAATATCTGTTGCTCTCGTATATGTAGCACTTCCAGTATCCGTTGCAGAATTTTGAACTTTGATTGTAAGAGTTGTTGTATCTGCTCTATCATCATTAATAACAAATCTCTGTTCAACATTCTGGGTGTCAGCAGTATATCTAGTTGCAACAAAACTACCCTCAGCTATTGTTACATTATTGAATTGAATAGAAGACCCACTATTGGATGCAGTAACACTTTGTGTGGTTACAAACTGATAAGATGTATCCCCCACACTAGATGTGAAAACTGTACCCGCAGGCATTGTTGCACTTGCAAGAGATGTATTCAAAAATACATCAACGACTGCCTTTGCTGCTGTGGATGAACGAGTAGTATATCCCAAAGTCTTCGCATGTGAAACCACACTTGACCTCAACTGAGATGAGTCAAGGAACATCTCGTTTGCAAGCATGTTCGCATTGAAACCAAGATAGTGAGTATTGTATGCAAGAACATCAAGGAGCGCACTAAGACCCGAACCTTCGAAGTCATAGTCCTTGAACTCTGATTGATTTCGCATGAAGACTTTTAGGTTATCTTTAACCTCATCAAAGCCAAATTCTGTTACACTGAGTCTTTTTCTAGTCGCTGCCATTATCGTAATCTCTCTAATAGAACTTCCATATTCACAAGTTCTGTTGGGGCGTTAACAACATAAAACTCAATAGTAACATTATATGCATTGTTGTCAAGATTAGGTTGAGCTCGAACTCCAACGAGTCTAGCCCTTGGTTCAAAGTTCTCAATCACCTCTTCGATCTTCATAGTTAGAACATATGCAGTGATTGGCGTCATAGGTTCAAATAGAATATCTCTTACACCAGAACCAATCTCTGGGTGAAAGGGTTTCTCATAGAAGTTGGTTAGGATAAGATTTCTTACAGATCGCTTGACTGCCGTAAAATTAATTACCTTATTAACATCACCCGTTCCCGTCTTTGGTCCAAAGAATAAATCAATATCAGAATACAATTGAGCTGCACGGCTTTCACCTTGATATGTAGCGTCAGTATATGCATCTTTAGCACCCATGTGTATTCCTCTTTAGTATTATTTATACACTCTCTGATGTGTTTTGTTTCATCATAAACTTATTATTAGACTTCCAAACGTTCTTTGCACTTACACGAATGAATCGTTTGTTGGTTTCATTTGTATTTGGGTTAGGAATAGTCACTATAACATTCTTACCGTTGTTAAATGCATCAAGCTGATTTCTCATTCTCGCAAAATCGTTATTCATATAATTTCTACGAACTGCCTTAGTAGTGGACTTACAAACATTATTACGTTCACCCTTTGATGTTTGTGTCGCCCTTGATGTTTTCTTTCCCATAATATAACTCCTCTATATGTGTTTGTATTTATAATGACTATCCGGCGGTGTTATTACCCTAACCTACCATTATACTGCTCAACCAAGGTGCGGCATTTGCAGATTTACCACCCGCTCCCCAATATGTTGCCCCACTACCCCCCAGAGGACCAGATTGTGAAATATCAACATGCATACCCACATCATTCATATAACCAGACCCGGCACCAATTGATAATGCTCCTGCATTCTTAGCTGCCTTTGCAAAACTAGATGCAAGGGCAACATCCTTTACCATCGACAAACGGCGACCATCTTTATATAACCATATGTCAGCAGCAAATCCATCATCATGTCTTTTGGAACCAACTGTACCTGTACTTGCATTTTGTCCACCTGAAAATACAACAACATTAATACCAGTTGCTGCAGCGGCGGATATTAAAATAGATTCGAGTGCAGGTACAAGTCTTAGTTTGCGTGTTGCGGCAGAGTTTCTATATGTTAATAAACCTGTCGCTGGGACAAAATCTGGCACAGGTTTAATATCGGGATTATAATTGTCTAGAACACCAGCATGACTTCTGTGGGAAAATCCTGCATCCCCAGAAAAGTTTTTACTTGAACCCGGCAATATAGCTTTTATTAATTCGCCATTAACATTAGATAATGTTTGTGCATCATTTTCAGATGCAACTTTAATTGCTCCAGTATCTAATGTTGGCGGAATAGCAGAAACATCATAAGATTTTAACTTCTCTCCAATCGCAAGAACACTTGCTTCAATTTCTGGATTTTGATTTGACACGGATGGGGTTTCAGATTCCGCATTTACTGCGGCCTGTGTTACTGCAACAGGTTCCATAGTCGCAGGAACTTTACTGCCCGATTCCTTTTCAAGATTTGGGATAACTGCACAAAGATTACCACCACCCGACAGAGCTTCAGTTGCTTTTGTAATAAGACTTTCTAATTCTAAACCTGCTGATTTTATATCGTCTCCAAATTCTGTTTTGATTTTTGCAAGAGCAGAAAAGAATGATGGGCTGCCGGGAGTCTGAGAAAGGAGGCTTGTAATTTCTGCTTGCAAGTTTAGTTTGGGTAGAGTTGGTATCTCAATAGTTTGTAGTTTATCCACCAACCCATCAAGTTCATTCTTCGTTGCTCCAAACGCCGCAGCTGCCGTTGATGCCGCTTCGTCAATTGATGCCAGTATCTCAGCCTTTGCATCATCCAACTTTGACAGAACACTATTCAGTTCTGGACTTGCACCGCATAAATTAGCGTTTGCGAAATCAACCATTATTAACCCCCCGCAAATACATCAGAACTGCCAGCAGCTACAGAAGTGCATCCACTAATCGCATCACCAATTCTACCAGCACCCATATTATTTACAAAGACAGTTGTTGATCCTGTAGCAATTGGTGCGGCATGTGATGGACAAGGAACACCGGGTAATAGATGTGATGTATTGTTATCACCCTGTCTGCTCCATGCAATATTATTTACGAACACGGTTGGTGATCCCACTGCTCTTGATGGTGTTGAGCAATGGGGAATATCTGCATCACCTATTCTAGTTGCTGCTGGCATTTGATCTCTCCTTTGTCATAAGCAATTGCAATCTATAATTCCAAAGTGCAATTTCCCTATGTTCATCCTCCGTGTGACCATCATTAACAGTATGGTGAACATTCGACGGTTCGTGATAGTGATTGTTGTCACCCATGGCCGATGCTGTTTCTAACATTAAATGATTTTCTGACTCTGTTGACCAATTTTCGGGGATTATACGATCCCCTGCTGATGCAGTTGAACTTTCTAAAAGTATCTCGTTTGTTGTAATTAGCGTTCCCAAATCTGGTAAAAATTTTATGACATTTTTTAATGTTGAATCGACTGGAATTGCATCATAACTTGTATACGTTGTAATCGTTCCAACCTGATTCATTATTTGAAATTCGTGTGCCATTAGTTCAAGTCAATCCTTGCGCCGTTAATCTCTAGATTGCCTGTTGATGTGTGAGCCCATGTTGTTCCTGTGGTACTTGACCATGAAGTACCAACTATTTGTGAGAGACTTGTCTCTGGATTAATAGTCATTGCAGAATCAGACTTTATATTGAGTGTGCTACCCGACTTCATAGACACGATGCCTGATATAGTTGATATAGACAAATCCTTTGTTACACCCAACATATAATTAGAACCAGTTGTTATAAAAATACCAGCAGCGGTTAGATTAGAATCCATCTCCTTACCAGAAACCGAAAGTTGATACATTCCACCAACGATTTGTGATTTAGATTTTTCGTGAATAATGACTGCATCGCCACCAACTCTGCCATGAACATCCTTGTTGATATTATAACCATAGTTGCCAACAATCTCTTCCTCACGATTACCACCAAGGGGCTTCCCAGCCGCATCTTGACCGACACCAACCTTAACACGATGGTTCTTGTGAATCTTCTGATAGAAGTTTCCTTCAATCTCTTGTATATAATCCCCCTTGATAAGTTCTCTTACTGAACCCTCAACAGTGATGTTCTGCGATCCCTTGATGACAATGTTCTCACTACCAATAACAATCTCATACTTATCTCCAATGATCTTGGTGACAACAGAACCATCAGGATGTATCTCTTCAAATGTTCCTGCCATATGTTGACGAAACATCCGTTCAGCACCGGGACTGTCATCCACTTCCGTGATATGACCAGACTCAGATTCAAATACATGGTTGTATGGATAAGTAGCAGAAATGTATGGATTAGCATCCTCAACAATTCCTTTTGAATTAGGTTCTTCCCAAAACCCCCGTGTCTCTTGTTCTGCTTCAACAGAGAGACTTTTTATATAGGGTTTGGTTGCGGTAGGAATACCTGTACCGCTAGAATCTTCGTCATTAGCCTCGACAGGATCACCATGCAATCTCTGAGCTCTGCGATTAATAAGAGAGTTGTGTGTTTCTGAGATTTTACCAAGGGCAAGTCTGTTTGTATCAGACTCGCCAACAGCGTCATGACTTGCAAACGATGAGCCGTGGCCACTTTTCCTTGGGCCAGGATATGGCCCATAAGTTGGACCATGTTCAGATGCATATGCTTTTTGAATACCGATATCGGTATCAAGTCCTCTTGGATCATTAAATCCCTTAGAGTTATCTGCTTGTGATGCGGCCACACCCGGTAGTGTACCCATGATAACAGGTTGCTGTGCCTCAGTGTCCCTAAAGAACCCGACAACCCACGAACCTTGCGTCAAAAACGAGGGGGTATGTCCAAGTCCTTGCATAGATGGATCAGTCACGGGGTGCATAACATGCGCCCACGGCAAATCCGCAGTCTTAACCTGAGTTAAATCCTCATTGTGTCGCCCAAGTACACGAACACGAACCCTACCAATCTTAGCAGGATCATTCCTGTCTTCAACTACACCAACAAACCAACTGAAACCATCTTTACCCATGAAATCTTGCATGGGACTATTTATAAGAGTTTAATGAAGGTCTGGATCACGCCCTAGACGTTTACCATCAATTGACCAATTATACTGTTCTACATCAAACAACTTTTTTGGATCACTGTCTCGCAAAGCCATAAGCATTTCAGCAGCTTCGAGCTCAGACATACCCTCTGTTACCATTTGTTTTTCTATAATTCTATATCTTATCATGAAGTTAACTTTTTTGACATCACTAGATGATCCCTTTCTTTACCACAATTAACAAAACTGTGTGGTAGTGTAGTATCAACCTCATAGACACAACCATCAGCAGGTATATGAACTATCTCATTCAGTGTAGGAAAAATAAAATAAGCATTTGGATTAGTTATAAGAACTAAATGATAACGAGGGGATTTATCTTTATGTACGGAATAGGTGCTGTGAGATGACATATGCATAACTCTAGAACGCTCACCATTCATATCCCGTATCACATCAGCAAAAACTGTACCCTCGTATATATCATTTAATATAATGTAGTCAGACTGTGATATTAAAATATGGTCCTTGACTGGATTGTTTCCATATATCGAACCAGTTCCATCGGTAAATGGATTACCGCCAGACTCGTTACTACGTTGTATACAAGTCTGGCGGTTCTCACCCAGTGGTTTTGACCACAGATTATCACCGAATCGTGACTGTATATTCTCCCATTCAACTAGACATCTATTCAGATCATAGGAATGATTTGTTCTTTTTACTAACATGGTTGGTTATTTATACATTACCAATGAGTTCATTGGGAAGAATGTAGTCTAAATTTTTATCACCTCTCGTGCTCTGGCGGGTAATTTCGATATAAACAGATTGCAGAGACTTCTCCTTGAACTCAACATACTTCTTTAGCTTCTTGGATTTGTACATAAACACCCCGTCTTCCAACTTAATGTCATCATACGAGTCCTTGTCAGAACCAATAGCAGTGATCTTCCCACAGAGAATGTCACCATAGTCGCCGTTATATACAACTTCATCACCAATATTCATTTTTTCGCTTCCGTTTATATTAAAGATATTCATAGGTTGTTGTTACAATAGGGACAACCCCTTCCCCAATTTCTCGACCATGCCGGTCAATAAACCTAGTCTCCGTTGTCACGACTCGGATGCGCCGAGATTTTCGACTGTCAGCTGCAACAGCTGTCATGTCGATCTCCTCAAAGTACTCAGTCGTTACTGTCTTGAATGGTTTCTTCATTCTTGCTCACTCCATATTTGAATTCGGTTTCAGCTGCAAGGTCTAACTTGTGCATGATGTCTTCCGTAAAGTAGGTTTCTGGGTCACTTAGTATTGCCTTACCAAACTGCTTAGACCCGTCAGGCAGTTCATACCGTGTAGACACCTTCTTAAACACCTCATACTTCTCTGCCAGTTCCAGCAGGCCGTAGTATCGATCCAATCCCCTGTCATAAGTCAGTCGAACGTCCACCATCTTGTTCTCTTTGGTGAGGCGGGACTTGTGGTTCTTACAATGAATGATGTTACCGATAACCTCAGTACCATCCTTCTCTTTCTTCTTGCTGAGGTAGATGATAGAACTCGCAGCATACTTCAGCCCAGAACCACCACCCATCTCCTTGGTAGAGAACAAGCCCATACTCTCGTAAGTATGATTAGTCACCACCATCGGAACCTTTGCTCGCCCAAGTTTAAGGGTCAGAACTCTGAACGCCGCTTTGAGAACCTGAGCCCTTGTCATGTCCCGTGTCTCTTTACCATCAGCAGTATCTTCGACTTCCTTCGTGGTACTCAGCATCCCCAGAGAGTCCAGACAAAGGAACATTGGATTGCGATCACTCTCAGGTTGCGCCATGTAACTGTCAAGGACTTTGAGCGCTTGGGTGCGAAACTCCTGCACAGTTGTAACAGGGAAGATCACCATACGCTTGGGATCAATCCCCCGGTCAACAACCATGTTCTTGGTAATCGCACTTTCACTCTCAAAATATATGACCCCCGCATTTGGATCACTGTCAAGGAAGTTCTTCACAATACCCATAAGGAAGTATGTCTTACCTGTTGCACTCTCTCCTGCGATTGCAGTAATCTTATTGGCAGGCAACCCCCCATACAATGAGCCACTCAATAATGCATTGAAGATATATGAGCCAGTATCAATGAAACTGTCCACATCTCCTGCTTCAACTCCGTCATCCACGATAGATGCGTATTCATTACCAACTTCCTTGATAATGTCCTTTAGAAAATTATTCATTTCAATATTCCTCTTTCATTTTATTAATCCCAAAGATTTTGATAATATACACCAAACAATCTAAACCCATTTTGAATTCTTTCTTCATATACCTTACGGCCATCCCAATCATATACCTTAGTATCATTAGGGCCATGGATCATTTCACTGTTTCCGTTTTCCAGTTTCATCCATTGTATATCACTTACCCCAGTTTCAAATTGATCTTCCCAATCGGTATTAACCTTACTGTCAAAGGCAAAGATCATTTCGTCCATTACCCAATTCCAACGATCAAAGAAACGATCATCAACTTCCCCATTCTTCTTATAATTCGCCAACTCTTTCTTATTAGGCTTCAAATGGTCTGGGCAATCCTTTATATCAACTTGAGGCCCGCCGTGATTAGTTTCTTTAAGTTGCTTGAGCATAGGAAGAATGATATAAGCAAGGGTGCTATCCATGCTCCATGTATCCCACGAATCTATCTGGACGTTAACAGTCCTCTTCTTTTTACTGTCAGCCCAAGTTAGAAACTTAGACAGCACAGTGTCGTGACGATCACGATCCCAACTGACCTTCTCGCCAACTTGTGTTTCAGGCTCTATGCTACCGTAAGCAAGCCATTCACCAAACTGATAAACCCACTCTGGTTTATCAGTTATTCCGTCTTCGCCTGGAACTTTCTTTGCCCAGAAGCAAAGTTTATCTGCCAGTTGATACGGGCCGAACCATTTTTTATACTTTCCGATAGTAACTTTCATCAGATTGCTTTCGATACCATTTCGCCATCACGAACAACATGCCTGTGAATAGTACAACCACTTGACCGAATATAAGCACGGCCCCCATCAATCATATTACCGTTATCAAACTGCTTGTAGTCCCAACGGTCAGCACTATATTGTAGAGTACCTTCATCGTCCTCTACAAGCCCAAACTCAAAACCCTCAACTGCATCTGCATTGGTAATCATAAGATTTCCTGTACCCTGTGATTTATACAACCCAAAATACCGATTGCCAAACTCTGGGTGAGGGGTTGCACGATAGAACACATCAGCTGAGTTTGTTCCTTGCTCAGTAGGGGTGGTGGTACAGACATACTTTACTGGCACGCCATCCTTCTCTGAATAAAGTTCACAAATCTTATCTGTATCAAACATGGGAATATGCTTAATTGTACCACCCATCTCACTTCGCTCCTGTCATCATATAAAAGAATATTGTAACTATTACTATATACCCTATTGTAACAAATGTCAAGGTATAAAATACATATTTCAAAGATTTAATTGGGTGGCTTACAAAGAAGCAGAGGACAAACCCAATCACAAATAATATTAGTAGTGCTTCCATAGCAGTTATTACAGATTATTAGTCAGCAGCCCGACGAAACCCTTCTGGAGTATATTCCCGCTGACGGCGGATTTGATAGTTACCGGGCGGGACACGAAGCGTTTCATGTGTGTCAAATGAACGAATATGCTGAATATCAGTTGGTTCTTTAACAATAAGAAACAGTTCATACAGATCATTATCTGGAACATGATCGGGCTTGAATGCTTCAACACGATCTGCAACCATAACATGGTTATGCCCAGTTTCGCTATGTGCGATTGTAAAGTATCCGTTTTCAGATTCCATTTTCTCTACGTTCTCAGGAATATCATCGATACGAATAATAATAAAATCACCCTGTGCAGCCATTTTAGTGAATGTTTTCATAGTAATCTCTCCATTTCATAGTAGTATTGAAAGTATATTTATCTTATTATAACTAATAGTAACATATCTAAAGGATTTTGTCAAGGGATATTTTGAGTTGTTGTCAAATAAAGTTTCTACATCTCTATATCATCCCAGACTTGAGCCTTGACTTGACGCCAGACTTGTTCCCAGACCTGATCCCTGACTTGATCAATGACTTGATCCATGACTTGATCCATGACTTGAGCGTTGACTTGAACCCTGACTTGAGCCCAGACTTGATCCATGACTTGATTGCTGACTTGATTCCAGACTTGAAGATAGACTTGATCCATGACTTGAGCCCTGATGGATTTCAGCAATAATCAAGTCCTCACTTCAAGCTGTCGGAGAAGGTCGCCGTCCAAACCATAGGTCCAAGCATTAGCATCAAGGGCAGTCTTCATTTCCGGGGGAACTGGCAAGGCAAACTCCCGCCCAGTTCCACAGCGTACTTTGAGAAACTTCTCACGGCCAATATCAGGAATAGTCACCTCAACCAATGTGCCAATCATTGGATCATCATCACAATCAATCACAGATGCATCCAGCTTCCGAAGAATTGTAGCCCAACCGATAATTTCACATGCACATCGGCGCTGCTCAACATTTTCCCAATTAAGGGCAGTTTCAGGAGCAAGCCCTGCCTTGTTAGTAATCCATTCAGCAGGGATACGAACACCATGCCAAGCGAACACTGAATAACCATCACGATAGCAAATAGCAGGGCCATCCTCACAGTGCAGCAGATTTCGGTCATCAAACTTGATTACTTCTGGCCGATCCTGAAAGACAACCGTATCTTCATATACGTTCAACCATCCACAATATTTGGCAAGCTCTGTGATACCATCCAGTTTTTCACAATCTTTGATTTTTAGAACATTGCGAAAATATTCATAAAACGCCAGCCAACTTGCATCATGGCTACGATAGATCATATCAGACACGATAGTCGATGCCGACATGGAAGGGTCAAGCTCTTGAATGATTCGAACTGCATCCATAGGACTTTTAGCCTGATAAAAATTGACAGGATTCTTGATACCAGCCAAGTTATATGCTTTGCAAACTGCATCTTTTGATTTCTCAAAATCAATCGGATCAGTTGACAGCCCAATTTTTAGCCACTTATCACGATAGACATCAAATTGCGCTTCTTGTTCGGCAGTAAGTTTTTCAATCATTATATTTCACTTTCTAATTTCTGATTATAACTAATAGTATCATATCTAAAGGATTTTGTCAAGAAGAATCTGAGTTGTTGTCAAATAAAGTTTCTACATCTCTATATCATCCCAGACTTGAGCCCTGACTTGATCCATGACTTGATCCCAGACTTGATCCATGACTTGAGCCCTGACTTGATCCCAGACTTGATCCATGACTTGATCCCAGACTTGATCCATGACTTGAGCCCTGACTTGATTCTTGACTTGATTGCTGACAGATTTCATTGTATATCATCCCAGACTTGATCCCTGACTTGATCCATGACTTGATCCCAGACTTGATCCATGACTTGATCCCAGACTTGATCCCAGACTTGTTCCATGACTTGAACCCTGACTTGAGCGTTGACTTGAACCCTGACTTGAGCCCAGACTTGATCCATGACTTGATTGCTGACAGATTTCATTGTATATCATCCCAGACTTGATCCCTGACTTGATTGGTGACTTGTTCCCTGACTTGATTGCTGACTTGATTCCAGACTTGATTCCAGACTTGACCATAGGCTTGAGTGTTGACTTGATCCCAGACTTGATCATTGACTTGATCCCAGACTTGATCCATGACTTGATCCCAGACTTGATTGCTGACTTGAACCCTGACTTGAGCGTTGACTTGAACCCTGACTTGAGCCCAGACTTGATCCATGACTTGATTGCTGACAGATTTCATTGTATATCATCCCAGACTTGATCCCTGACTTGATTGGTGACTTGTTCCCTGACTTGATTGCTGACTTGATTCCAGACTTGATTCCAGACTTGAAGATAGACT